AAGAAGGTGCAAATGGACATGTTGATAATGTCTATAGACGCATTCGTATTAAAGGTGAATCCATTCAACGACAATGGCCTGAAGCAAAAATACCTAAAGAATTATTAGACAAGATAGAACAAAAACCTACGGACGAAATTGAATTAGTTGAAGCTACTGTCTTTGATCAAAAGCGTGGTGATTATTGTTATCACGTCATTGATAAAAATAGTAAACAAGAAATTCTTTATAAACGTTTAATACGTAGTCCATGGATCGTATCACGTTATGCAAAAGTAGCGGGTGAATTGTATGGTCGTGGCCCATTAATTACTGCATTACCTGATATTAAAACATTAAATAAAACAAAAGAATTGGTATTAAAAAATGCATCACTTGCAATCAGTGGTGTCTATACTGCTGCGGATGATGGTGTATTAAATCCAAATACCGTTAAGATTATGCCAGGTGCAATTATTCCTGTAGCACGTAACGGTGGCCCACAAGGTGAATCGCTTAGACCATTACCACGTTCGGGTGATTTTAATGTATCACAAATTGTGATTAATGATCTTGTACAAAACATTAAACGTATTCTATTAGATGAATCCTTACCTCCTGATAATATGTCAGCACGTAGTGCGACAGAAGTTGTAGAGCGTATGAAAGAATTATCACAAAATTTAGGTTCTGCATTTGGTCGATTGATTAATGAAACCATGATTCCATTAGTGAGCAAAATTTTAGAAGTGATGGATGAGCGCGGTATTATTACTTTGCCACTCAAAGTGAATGGCTTAGAAATTAAAATTAGTCCAGTTGCTCCATTAGCCATGGCACAAAACATGGAAGATGTACAAAATATTATGCAATACGCACAAATTGCACAACAAACACCGAACCCAGCAATGTCTATTAAGATGGATGAAATGATGGATTATATTGCTGACAAACTAGGCGTACCACAAAAACTTAGACCAACCCCACAAGAAAGAATGATGTTACAACAACAACAGGCTCAAGCAATGCAACAACAGCAAATGATGCAAATGGCGCAAGAAAATCCTGAAGCTGTTGCTCAAGTTGCCCAAGCCGCTACACAACAACAAGGATAGATTATGGCTGGATGGGATGATTTAGAGCAAGCATTACCGCTTGATACTAGAGATGTACAGCAACAAAGAGATGATTTAGACCGATTAGTGCTTAGAGTAATAGGCAATGAAGAAGGTCAAAAACTAATGCAATGGCTGCGCGATGCAGTTGTTGAGCAACCTGTCGCCTTGCCGGGTAGCGATCCAAGTTACGCTTACTACCGTGAAGGACAAAATAGTATTGTAAAGGACTTAGAAGCAAGGTTAATTAGAGCAAGGAAATTATAATGAGCGAAGAAACAATCGAGCCTAGTGTTCAAGAAGAAACAACTCCTGAAGAAACTGGCCTACTCGATTCAGCAACAGTCGAAAATGAGGAAGCCAGCTCATCAGATCCACAAAAAGTAGAAATAGATCATCGTGATCCCGCTGAATTAGCAGCACAAGATGACGAGCCATTAGAAAGACCAGATTGGTGGCCCGAAAACTTTTGGAAAGCAGAAGAAGCAGAACCTGATTTAGAAGCAATTGCAAAATCTTGGACTGATTTAAGAAAACAAATCTCACAAGGAAAACATAAAGCTCCAACAGATGGCAAATATGACGCTTCTGCTTTTGGGGATACTCCTGAAGATGATCCAGTTAGACAACATGTAATGAGCTGGGCATCTGAGAATCAAATTAGCCAAGCGGCTTTAGACCAGCTTGTCGGTCAAGTTGTCGAAATGAATCAAAATCAAGCAGAAAACTATAGTATTAATTTAGAGCAAGAGCGCAAGGCTTTAGGGCCAAATGCTGACGCACGTATTAATGGTATGGTTAAATGGGCATCTGGTTTAGTCAATAAAGGTGTTTGGTCTCAAGATGACTTTGAAGAATTTAAAGTGATGGGCGGTACTGCACGCGGTATTGCTGCACTAGAAAAACTTAGATCATCTTACGAAGGGCGTGTACCTGTTGAATCTACACCTGTTGAGGGTGCGCCTTCTAAAGAAGAACTATATGCTATGGTCGCTGATGAACGATATCAAACTGATCCATCATTTAGAAAAAAAGTTGAAAGAGCATTTGCTCAAAACTTTAGTCAGTAAATATATCTAAAAATCTATTGCACACTGCCTTGTCCTATGTTAAAACTTGGGATAAGGCATATTGCATCTATTCTGTTTGCAACCCTTAACGCAAGTAATCTTGTCGTATGGCTATCGTAAATAGCAAGCACAGGCCCAGTTCTCTGGCATACCAAAGCGATTAATTTAATTTATTTATTAATTTCTTAAGGAGAAAAAACATGGCTATCGGTTTATCCCCAGCTTTTGTTACCCTCTTTGATGCCGAAGTTAAACAGGCGTACCAAGCTAAGTCACAATTAGTTGGTGCTACACGCATGAGACGAGGCGTTGAAGGTTCTACTGTGAAATTCCCTAAAGTGGGTAAAGGTGTGGCTACATTACGTGTACCACAAACTGACGTTACTCCATTAAATGTGGATTTTTCACAAGTAACAGCAACACTAGAAGATTGGAATGCTGCAGAGTATTCTGACATCTTCATGCAACAAAAAGTTAATTTTGATGAAAGACAAGAGTTAGTTCAAGTTTTAGCGAACGCTATTGGTCGCCGTCAAGATCAACTTATTATTGATGCACTAACAGCATCATCAACATCATTAACAGTTTCTAATGACATTGGTGGTACTGACACAAACTTAAACGTAGCTAAACTACGTGAAGCTAAAAAATTGTTAGACAAAGGTAACGTTCCTCCATCGGATCGTCACATGGTTATTCATGCTAACTCTTTAGCTTCTTTACTTTCAGAAACTTCTGTAACATCATCTGACTTCAATACAGTTAAAGCTCTTGTATCTGGCGAAGTTGACACCTTCTTAGGTTTCAAATTCCATGTACTTGGCGACCGTACTGAAGGTGGTCTTGCTGTTGATGGTTCTTTAGATAGAACTATTTGGGCATTCCATAAACAGGCGCTTGGTTATGCTGAAGGTCTTGGTCCTAAGACAGAGATCAACTATGTACCAGAAAAAACTTCTTACTTAGTAAACAGTTTACTTTCTGCTGCAGCAGTTGCAATCGATGCCGAAGGTATTGTTCAACTCACATGTCGTGAATCTTAAGATAAGGAGATATAGTAATGGCTTATAATAAAGATGGTTTAGCGGCTGCGGGTGGTCAATCCAAAGCTGGTGATGCTCCACAAATGTGGACATACAAATCTGCTGATGCAGTAGCAACAGTAAATACTGCTGGTTACTTTAATGATGCTTCAACATTGTTAAAAGTAGGCGACATGATTTACTTATGGGATACAGCAACCCCAGCAGCGCACATGGTAATAGTATTATCAAATGCGTCTGGTGTCGTTGACGTATCAGACGGTACAGCTATTTCAGTAGCTGATGCTGACTAAGTAGTAGTAATAAATGCGAATGACGGGGGAGCGATCCTCCGTCTATTTGCACATTTGGAGATAATAAATGGCAACAGGTGATACCGACATAAAAATATGTTCTGATGCGCTCTTAATGTTAGGGGCAAGTCCAATCTCGTCTTTTACAGAAGGCACAGACGAATCTAATATTTGTGATCGACTTTATCCTGACGTTAAAATTAAAACACTAGCAAGTTATCCATGGACTTTTTCATTTAAAAAAGTGCAGTTAGCAAGATTAATTACCACTCCCACAAACGAATACAAGTATGAGTATCAAATGCCATCAGACATGATTGGTAGGCCACGTGCTTTATATGATACAAGTAGCACTTATGCAGTTCCTAGAAGGGAATATACAATTCAAGGACAAAAAATATTAACCAACTATGAATCAGTTTATGTTGATTATCAATACAATGTACCTGAATATGCGTTACCTCATTTTTTTGTTCAATTGTTAAAGTATCAAATGGCATGGCATTTAGCTAGTCCGATTACCGACCAAACAGAAAAATCTCAATATTGGCAACAAGTAGCTGAAGGGACACCAGGAGAAAATGGTCGAGGTGGTTACATGAGACAAGCAATGAACATTGATGGGCAAGGAGAGCCAACTAACGCAATACAAGATTTCTCGTTAATTGATGTGAGACATTAATGGCTAGATTTGTTAGCATACAAACTAACTTTACTACAGGCGAATTAGATCCGCTTGCTAGAGCAAGGATTGATTTAAAGGCCTATGAAAATGCACTTGAAAAAGCTAAGAACGTTATATGTCAGCCACAAGGCGGCGTAACAAGAAGGCCTGGTACTAAATTTATTAATGAACTTGGTGGCACCCCAGCAGATGGCGTGCGTTTAATTGCATTTGAGTTTTCAACAGATGACAGTTATATGCTTGCATTCACTACAAACAGAATGTATGTTTATAAAAACAAAGCGCTTATTACTAACATTAATGGTTCTGGCAATGACTATTTAAATACAACAGGGTTTGGTCTAACTGGCACACACATGGACCATCTTGTATGGACACAATCCGCTGATACATTAATTCTAGTGCATGAAGATCAAAGACCAATAAAAATTGTTCGTGGCGCATCAGATAGCTCTTGGACAATATCAAACATTACGTTTGACTCTGTGCCACAATACGCATTTACTATAGCTACAAGCAATCCAGCAGCAACACTTACTCCTAGCGATGTATCTGGCAAAATTACATTAACAGCATCAACTGGTGTATTTACTAGTGGTCATGTTGGTCAATACATTAACGCTGATCCACAAGGGCGAGCTAAAATTATTAAGTATGTTAGCTCAACTGTTGTTAATGTAGTTACAGAATTTCCATTCTTTGATACTTCGGCTATTGCAAGCGGTGATTGGGTATTAGAAACAGGCTATGAAGCTGTATGGTCTGGGACACGTGGCTGGCCTAGGTCTGTAACTTTCCATCAAGGACGTTTATTTTTTGGCGGGTCACGTGATCGTCCGTCAAC